AAGGTAATCAAGGCACTCAAGGAATACAAGGTCAGTCAGGTACTTCACAAGGAACACAAGGTACGCAGGGTCCTCAAGGAACACAAGGTACGCAGGGTATACAGGGTACGCAGGGTATACAGGGTAATCAAGGAACGCAAGGTATTCAAGGACAAAGTGGTACAAGTCAGGGTACTCAAGGCATACAGGGTAGCCAAGGTACTCAAGGTATACAGGGAAACCAAGGTACTCAAGGTATACAGGGAAACCAAGGTACTCAAGGAGTACAAGGTCAATCAGGTACAAGTCAGGGAATACAAGGAATACAAGGACCTCAAGGTACTACCGGACTGCAAGGAAATCAAGGTACACAGGGTACTCAAGGTATTCAGGGTAACCAAGGTACACAGGGTATTCAAGGACAAAGTGGTACAAGTCAAGGTATACAAGGCATTCAAGGACCACAAGGAACTACCGGACTGCAGGGAAGTCAAGGTACTCAAGGTATTCAAGGTCCTCAGGGCACGCAAGGTATTCAAGGACAGTCGGGTACAAGTCAGGGAATCCAAGGTATACAAGGACCTCAAGGTACTCAAGGTATTCAAGGTAGGCAAGGTACTCAAGGTATACAGGGAAACCAAGGAACACAGGGTATACAAGGACAGTCAGGTACATCACAAGGTACGCAAGGTATTCAAGGAAATCAAGGTACGCAAGGAATACAGGGAAATCAAGGTACTCAGGGAATACAGGGAAATCAAGGTACTCAGGGAATACAAGGTCAGAGTGGAACGTCCCAAGGTATACAAGGTATTCAAGGTCCACAGGGAACTCAAGGAATACAAGGCAGACAAGGTACTCAAGGCATACAAGGTAACCAAGGTACTCAAGGCATACAGGGTCAGTCAGGTACTTCACAAGGCATTCAAGGTATACAGGGTAACCAAGGTACTCAAGGTGTACAGGGTAACCAAGGAACTCAAGGTGTACAGGGTAATCAAGGAACTCAAGGTATTCAAGGGCAATCAGGCACTTCTCAGGGTATACAAGGGATACAAGGACCACAAGGAACTCAGGGTATACAGGGACGCCAAGGAACTCAGGGTATACAGGGTAATCAGGGTACACAAGGTGTTCAAGGACAAAGTGGAACATCTCAAGGTATACAAGGCATCCAAGGTCCTCAAGGTACTCAAGGTATACAGGGTAACCAAGGCACTCAAGGTATACAGGGTAACCAAGGCACTCAAGGTATTCAAGGTCAAAGTGGGACAAGTCAAGGCATACAGGGTATTCAAGGTCCACAGGGTACTCAAGGTATTCAAGGTAGACAAGGAACCACCGGATTACAAGGTAATCAGGGTACACAAGGAATACAAGGACAGAGTGGAACATCTCAAGGTATTCAAGGTATACAGGGACCTCAAGGAACTCAAGGTATACAAGGCAACCAGGGTACTCAAGGAATACAAGGTAATCAGGGTACACAGGGTATTCAGGGACAGTCAGGAACTTCACAAGGAATTCAAGGTATACAGGGACCTCAAGGTACTCAAGGTATACAGGGTAGACAAGGAACTACTGGATTGCAGGGTAATCAAGGAACTCAAGGTATACAAGGGCAGTCGGGAACAAGTCAAGGAATTCAAGGAATACAAGGTCCTCAAGGAACACAAGGTATACAGGGTAGACAAGGAACACAGGGTATTCAAGGCAATCAAGGAACTCAGGGTATTCAAGGTCAATCAGGAACCTCACAAGGTATTCAAGGTATACAAGGTCCTCAAGGTACTCAAGGTATTCAGGGACGTCAAGGAACTACTGGATTACAAGGTAATCAAGGCACTCAGGGTATACAAGGTCAATCAGGTACGAGTCAAGGTATTCAAGGTATACAAGGTCCACAAGGTACTCAAGGCATACAAGGTAATCAAGGCACTCAAGGCATACAGGGAACTACCGGAACTGGCACGCAAGGTATACAAGGAACAACTGGAGGGACTCCCATTGATGGTACTTTATTAGATTGGGATTCTACACATTATGATCCTTATACAGCTAATGCAGCAGGTAGGTTTTCTACTCAGGTTGCAGATCCTACAAATACAACAAGACTAAATTATGATGGTTATTTTTATGCCACCAAATTATATTCGGCAGGGACTGAAGTTTCTGTAATAGGGCATACCCATACATATCTTCCACTGGCAGGAGGTACAATGGCTGGTACACTTGCAATGGATGATCATCCCATAACATTTAATTACGCTTCAACAGGTACTCGTTGTATTGATATTAATGCAGGAAACAGAGATGTTAATATATGGGAGGTTTCGGATGCAGGAACATATAATAATGGATTTTATTTGCAATATGTAGGTACTGGTACATTAGCAAATAACAATCTGGAACTTTATACCCATAATCAAGCCGGAACGGATATAAAGGTTTATACCGTTACACAAGATGGAGGATTTACCTTTCAAAGCAGTCTTGTCAATTTTAGTGCTTCTACCTATACTTGGTTTTATGGGCCAACCTATATCATAGGTTCTTATTTTGATACACCTCTGGGCTATATGGAGGAAGGAGCTGATACCCAAAGGTTAGGATTGGAATATAATAATTTATGTCTTGTTGATTATGTTTACAGACATTCAGATCCAACGGGAGTTTCGGGTTCAACTTATCCTACGTTATGGATATACTCTAATGCTGATCCAGCATCAAGTACGCAGAGCCTTAAATTATATCATAATACTACTAATGGAATCATAACCACAGGAGCGGGAGGGTTAAGTATATCTTCATTTTCAGGTTCTGTTTATATAACGGGACTTGGTTCTGATGAAGCAGAAACCTATGTAGTTGCTATTGATAATAGTACTGGTTTACTTACAAAAAGGTCAGTGGCTTCTATGGGTGGAGGTGGTAATGTTTCAAATACAGGAACTCCTTTAGATAATCAGATTGCTGTGTGGACATCAGCAACTGTTATTGAAGGTACCACTGGTCTTACTTTTGCAAGTAGTATTTTGACTGTTGCAACCACAATGAATATTGCTGCGGGAACTATTACTTATTCGGATGATTCTTATATTCAATTACAATCCAGTGAAATAGATTTTTATACAGGAACAACTCCTGCTATCAGAGGTTACTGGGCTGCCGGAGGTCTTTCAATATCAGCAACTGGAGGATTATATGTTGATCACATTTATGAGATGTCTGGTGCTCATGGTGTTAGTATTGAGGATGTGGTTTATCTTACAGCACTTGGATCTGATGAAACAGAAACCTACGTGGTTGCTATTGATAATAGTACAGGGTTACTGTCAAAAAGATCAGTTTCTTCACTTGGTGCTGGCGGTGGAGTGTCAATGGATGAATCAACAAATGGATATATTTGTACGGTTGAATCGGCAAATCATATTACAGGAGAATCCACTCTTACATATGATGGAACTACCTTTTTTCAAACCAAATCAGGGACAGCATCTTCTTTTGGGATGTTATTTGGGTATAATCTTACCACAGCACAAGGAACAAAATTTCTTTATGATGCCGACGATGAGAGTATGACCATTTCTGGTCGTCATGGTTCAATAGATTATGGGGCCATAAAAATTTACGATTATCCTACTGAAATTGGAATATCTGTATCATTAGAGTATAATACAGCAGCTAAAATAAACATTACTGCTACAGGGTTTACCATGTATGGTGATATGAACATATATGGGGATTCTGCCAGACAAATAGGAATGCAAAATGCTCCTGCATCTACAGCAGGAGGAAATTTGACTATCATAGCAGGAACAGCAGTAACGGCTAATTATGCAGGTGGGCATTTATATCTTAAAGGAGGAAATGCAGTAGCTACTGCTCAGTCCGGTCATGTTTATATTAGAGGAGGAACTGTAAGTACGGCAGGTAATGTTATGTTAGCTTATGACGGTACTGCTTATGGATATGTAGGAATCAGGACTACCGCTTCTACATCTTATGGTCTTTACGTAAGTGGTGCTATTTATGCTACAGGTAATATTACTGCTAATTCCGATATACGGTATAAACATGATGTTAAGAATTTAACAGGTGTTCTTGGAGAGCTTAATAAAATTAATCCAATAACTTTTAGATACGATGAAGAGGATTCTGATGAGTTACACGCAGGATATAATGCTCAGGAAATTGAGAAAGTATTTCCGTTTATTTCCAAATATGATCCTGAGAAAGATAGGTTAGGATTGAAACATCTGGGATTGGAAGCTATGAATACAGTCGCTATTAAGGAATTAAAAATTGAAAAAGACGAAGATATTCAATCACTTAAATTAAAGATTGATGAGTTAGAAAAAGAAATTAAACAATTAAAAAATTAAACCATGGAACAAGTATTTACAGTACCCGAACGAGAGTATGCTTTTATTACTGAACAGGTTGTTATCAACATGCCAAGAAAATCAGCAAGAATCTACACTACTGTCCGAGATCAGAGCAGTGATCCTTTGGACGATAGTAATACTCAGGCAGAAATTACCTTTACGGAATTACTTGCAGCAGAACCTTCCATTACCGGAGCAGAAGTTACTGCTTTTAAGAAGATTTTAAAAGCAATTATTGCAGCAGGATGGAATAAAACACTGGCGGATATAACAGAAGAACCATTTTAATGTTACCAGTATCAGGAGAAATATCGTTTAATGCTGCCCTTATTGAGGTAGAACATTCATCTGGGACAGAACATACACTCTCAGCGTTGATGGATGAGTTAAATAAGTACACAACCGGAGCTTCTCATTCAGCTGATAGTATGTCTCTGATGCAAGGATATTGGGGAACTGTGGATGATGAGACTTTTCATTTTCTTCACCCTACAATATTCTTTGATGATGGGGAAGGGGAGGTAGTCGTAACCGTAAAAAACTGGTCTCCCAACGCTGCATATAGTGGAAGTATGGACTATTGGATATATAATTCAAGCATGGTAGAAATAGGAAGTGGTAGTTTAACATACACTTCCGTTGCAGCAAGTTCCACTCAGGTTCAATACGGTACATATTCTGGAACGGCTTATTGTATTGATTGGAACTGGGCGTATTATACAGGTTCTCCTAACAGACATTATTTCTAATTATTATATGTTTAACCAAAAACAATTAAAGCAATGAAAATTAAAGTTAATGAAACATTCAAAGGCATTGATGGTATTCAACCATTACCCAGTGAAACTGGAAGAGTCCTTGCTTTGAAGGACATTTGTATTAATGCCATTCTCACACCTGAAGAAAAGGATGATGAGAAAAAGAAACTTGAAAAGTATAGCATCTTCAAAAAACTTCGGGCCTCTTCGGAGGATGTTGTACTAACTGCTGAAGAGATTACTATAATTAAACGGTCCATAGCCAGAGTCTACGCTCCGCTTATCATGGGACAAGCCTTCGAAATGCTGGAAGAGAATCATCATGCTTAGGGAGCTTTGTAAAGAAACATTACTGCAGGGCGGTGATATTTCTCCTGTTGTTATTCCGGCAGGCCATACAGGTGGCACCACATTAATGAACCCTTCCGTCTTTGTGTGGGACGGAAGGATCATTGTTAATGTACGTCATGTGAATTATGTTTTATATCATTGTGAAGGGGATGAATTATTCTACCATAGATGGGGACCACTGGTTTATATTCACCCTGAGAACGATGTTACTCTTACCACTAAAAATTATATTGCTTTCTTTCATGACAATCTTGAAATGACAGGGTTTGCCAAAGTGGAAACAGATAAGTTGGATACAAAACCCATGTGGGACTTCATTGGTTTGGAAGATGGTAGATTAGTAAAATGGGATGGCAAATTATTTCTGAGTGGAGTCAGAAGAGATGTTAAAATCGGAGGAGAAGGAAGAATGGAACTCTCAGAATTAATTACCAAAGATTGTAGAATGTTTGAGGTTACAAGAATGCGCATTGAAGTACCTGAAGGAGAAACTTCTTATTGTGAAAAGAATTGGATGCCGGTTCTTGATATGCCATACCATTATGTTAAATGGTGCAATCCTACACAATTGGTTAAGGTAGATCCCTTTACAGGAAAATCTAAAGAGGTTTACAAATGTAAATATACAATACCTGGCTTACCTGACTTTAGAGGAGGCTCTCAGGTTATTCCATGGAAAGGCTATCATATAGCAATGATTCACCAATCCTATTTGTTTAACAATCAAATTGGACAAAAGGATGGAGATTACTCTCATAGATTACTTGTCTGGGATAAGGATTGGGATTTGATCCATGTAGGTGAACCTTTTAAGTTTATGACTGGTTCAATCGAGTTTTGTTGTGGGATGGATTTCTTTAAGGGTGATCTTCTTGTTTCATTTGGCTTCCAGGATAACGCTTCATACTTATTACGTATTCCAGAAGATAAGGTTGAATCTCTGTTTAATTTGAAGTACCTTGATTTTAAGTGGGGTATATTCAAAAAGGATCCAGAGTTCTTCTACAATGTTAAACAGGAGTTATTTGAAAGAGATATTTACCAGATGATCTTTCCAGTAGAGGAAGGAGATGTGGTTGTTGACATTGGGGCAAGTTGTGGTCCATTCACACGGATGGCATTGGATAAAAATCCAAAGCATATCTACAGTATGGAACCCAATAAGGAATTGAGTGTAACCATGGAGGAGAACTTTGCAGATAATAAAATTGTTACTGTTATTAACAAAGGTATTGCAAGTAACGATGGTCCATTTATATTTGAAAATGTTTATGAACCTCTAACTAATCACAAGTTCTGGGAAAAAGCCAATGGTGAAGGAATCTCCCTTAAAACATTTATTAAGGAGTATGGAATTAAGAATATTGATTTTCTAAAGATTGATTGTGAGGGAGGGGAGTATGATTTCTTTAATGATGAAAATTTGGAATGGATCTTAAAACACGTTAAGAAGATTTCTGCGGAGATTCATTTACTTGATGAGCCAATGATGTTTAAATATAGTAGATTCAGGGATATTTATCTTTCTAAGTTTCAAGAGTATGAAGCTTACACCTATGATGGTTCTCAGAATCTTACTAAGGATATCCTTACAGATGAATTTGCCAAAACACCACGTTATTTCATGCTTTATATTGACAACCGATGAAAACGACATTAATCAATTATGTACATCACCCCTACGATCCTCAAGCTAATTTTGCCTTAGGTAAAAAATATGAGGACGCAGGTCAGAACTCTGCTGCAATAGCATATTATTTGCGGACTGCAGAATTTACCAGTAACAATGTTTTATCCTACGAATGTTTACTAAGAATGGCAGTATGTATAGAGAGACTGGGTAATAGGTGTCATTCAACCAAAGGAATACTGTTGAGAGCAATATCTTTGTTTCCGGAACGACCTGAGGCATATTTCTGGTTAGCCAAGGTATATGAGAAAACTCAGGAATGGTCTGAGTGTTATGGTATTTCCTGTATTGGGGAACATTTTGCCAAAGGAGACTTCCCATTACTGAAAACAGATGTGAGTTATCCAGGTCCTTTCTTCTTTAAGTTTCAGAAAGCCCTTTCGTGTTGGTGGATTGGATTATTTGCATACTCAATTCGTCTATTTAAAGAACTGAGGGATACTCCTGGCATTCCGTTCGAATATGCACAGGCTGTAAATAATAACCTGAAGAACTTGGGCAATGGTAGTAAAAAGATTACGAAATATGAGCAAAGCCATTATCAGGATTTGAGACTCAAGTTTCCTGGAGCAGATACGATAGTTGATAATTTTTCTCACGCCTTTCAGGATATGTTTGTCCTTACAATGCTTAAAGGAAAACAAAATGGCAAGTGGCTTGAGATTGGATGTGGTGATCCTTGGTGGGGAAATAATACCTTCCTGCTTGAAAGACACTTTGGTTGGTCTGGAATATCTATTGATATAAGTCCGGAACTGACAAAGAGATTTGAAATGTTTCGTAAGGCGGAGGTAATAACTGGAGATGCAGCAATGATAGATTATGAAAACCTGCTTGATGGTGATTATGATTACCTTCAGCTGGATTGTGAGCCGGCAGATATAACCTTTAGAGCCTTACAGAAGATACCTCTTCAGTTCCATAAGTTCGCCGTAATTACATTCGAGCATGATTGGTTCGCTGACGATAACAAGGCGGTTAGAGAGGAGTCCCGCAGATATTTAAAGTCATATGGTTATGAATTAGTTGTTACAAACATCTCACTTGATTGGTGGGGAGAGTCAGAAGATTGGTGGGTACATCCAGACTTAGTGGATCGTGAAATAATTAAAAAAATGACTTATCACTCAGAAACGTCAGTTCCTGCAAATAGATATATGTATAATAGACTTAATACTTAAAATATGGCTACTGATAAAAAGTTTGTAAATGGATTAATTACAGGGTTGGTAATTGCAGCCTTGTTTGTTTCTTTCTATGTAGGATATAGAGTACATAAATGTCCTCCGACAGGTCAGATTCTATTATCTCAAGCAGTTTGGGATTCTATAAAGGCACTTGCGGATAAACCACCAACAGTACATATAGATACTGCTTGGGTAGAGAAGCCTGTGGTAATTCCTGATCCACAACCTCCTTTGCCTGATCCGCAAGTTGTTTCTCCTGATACTGTTGAGTATGCAGATAGTTTGGTCAATAAAGAGATTAATGTATGGTATGATTTTAAAGTGAAGGGGACTCTATTGGAAAGGACTTGGAGTTACAAGCCTATTACCTTAATTATAAAGGAGGTTGATTCCATTCCTTACCCTGAGATTGAAGAGAAACCAGTACCTTATGTAGACTATAAAAATGGTCTTTACATTTACGGTCTTGCGGGAGGCAATGCTAAGGCATTTTTATTTGGTGCAGGAGTAGATTATATATCAAAGAAGAATACAGAGTTTGGTTATTTATATCAGCGATATGGTAAAGAGAATTTTCATTCTCTTAAAGTGGGAGTAAAATTCAGAATACTCGGTTTTCCAAGGTAAGGGTCACATCTATGTATTTCCAATAATATCCTTGTCGGGTACAGGAGCCCCGTAGGACGGCAGAATATAATCCAGTTTCTTTAAAACCTGTCTTTTTGGCTGCTTCCCGTAAACTGCCAAACTCGTTTAATAATGTGCCTTCTTTATTAAACTGCCCTATTCGTTTTTTATGATGAGCACACAATTCCTTCCGTGCCTGTTCCCATCCTACCACAAACATTCTTTGTAGGTGTGCCTGGACATAAGGAAAATATTCAGTAGGAAGGAATTCTTCCATTTTTATGGAAAGCATCATTTTGCTTATGGCTCTATGTTGTTCCATATGATTGTACCTGAGTTATTCCTTTCTCAATTTTTACTCCAAATATCTTATCGGCATATGAAGCTAATGTAGGATTATGAGCAACGATTATAAATTGAATTCCAAGTTTGTCTGATATTTCTTTTATCATTTGGGAGGCCTTTTCTTGATACTCTCTTGATAAAAAGCGTAAAGGTTCATCTAAGATAATTGTATTTCTTGTTCTTGGGCGTGTCATACTCCATGAGGCTATCCTTAAAGCAAAAGCAGCGACGTCAACAGCACCGCCTCCGGAGGCAGTGAGAGGGTCTACCTTGCTGCCATTCCTTTCAAAGTAGAGGTCACATTCTGTTTTATTACGTCGCTGCACAAATTCAACGGTTAAGTTGTATGGATCATTGAATACTGCTTCAAGGGCAAGGGAGGTTATATCTGAGATGTGATATTGTAACTGTTGTTGAGTCTTTAAACCCACTTCACGTACTATCTCCCTTGCTCTTTCATGTCGAAGCAAAGAGTGTTTAGCAACTCTTAATTCTTCTTTTAAGGTATTTAAACCTTGAATGAGTTGAAATCTTTGCCCTTTCTCTTTCTCAAGTTTATACCTGAGTTGTTGAATATCATTCATTTACTTCTACTATTAATTCTCCACTACCTGTAAATTCTGCTGAATAAGAAAATTTCTACGTTCCATACTTTTCCTCCAATTCTTTTAAACCTTCCTTGATTTTATTATCTATCGTAATCATATCTTTATTCATTTTCTTACTCAGTTTTTCAGCTTCTTCTATAGAATTACACCCCCAATCTTTTTTGAGTTGTTTCATTAAGGTGGTTAGCTGTCCTTTTAATTCAGATGTAGCAGTTTTTGCTGCATCTATCTCCTGTTTTAATTTAAGTAAACCTGCTTCATTCATCTCCTTTGAAGTATTACAGTAAATTCTCTTGCCTGCTCGTCTGTTATTATTCTTTCCTCACGTAACTGGCGAGCATAATCCGCACGATATGATGGATGCATATTTCTTAATAATATTATCCAATCCATTTCTTTAACAGCTTCTCTCAGGTACTTATTGCAAGCAACAACCCAAGATTCCAGTTCTTTCCTTAATGCTGTTTTTCTCTCATTCCTTAATTTTTCTTCTGTTGTCATAGTTCAATAGATTTATAAATTATATTCATAATTGATTCCCGAACATCGTTCGTTCGTTTAAATTCCTCAAGATTTTGTTCAAAAGATACACCAGCGTCCCAATCTTTATCTAATCTACTTATAAAGGCTTCAATTCGTTTGTCTCTTTGAACCTCTCTATCCAGATGTTCCCTGCTTATTACTCCTTCCTTGATTGGAATATAAACCGCTTTCACACTATTAGTTTCTTCATACCATAGAAAGACCCTTGGCCTGTAGTTTATTTGATCCGCCTTTTGTCTGGTTAATGAACCTGGATTAACCAATAATCTACCTTCATAAGTATCATAAAAAGATTGATGATTATCACCTGTTACTATTAAGTCATATTGAGGGTATTTGCGAAGGATTCCTTTAGCTTGCCCATCTTTTGCTCCCGGGAATGGAGGAATAACATAGGTTAAATGATGCCAAACAAGGATCTTCCTTTTATAATTCATTGGAAAGAATGTATCACTTGTCTCCCACCAAACTGAATCAAATAGATCTCCTTTTGGTTCCTGTCCATAATGACATCCGTTCAATACCTTTAATTTTCCAGCTGCCTTTAATACATCTATTCCACATTTATCTGTTAATTCCAGATTATGCTGAGGTAAGTCATGCTGTCCATAGACTGTATAGAATTGATCAGGTAAATGTTTTATTGTCATTCTTAATAACCAAGGTGACGGTTTCCAGTGATTAAATAAGTCTCCAGCATGAATTACAATACAATTATATTCCCTTTGCAACCTGGAGATGAAATCTACACCTGTCCATTGTTCTTCTTGAAAGTCCCCTATCCAACAAACGGGAGTATCTTCCCGTAGGTGAAAGTCACTACAAAAGATAATGGACGGGTACCTTTTATTTACCTTCGTTCTTTCCATTATTATTTAACTCTCCAACATCTTACAATACCTTCCTCTTTCAAGGTACGTATCACAAATTTGTATTCTGGATGAACCCTGCGGAAATGTCCAGCCCCACCGCTTATAGTTGAGCCTACGTTCTTGGCATAAGGTACTTTAAAAGAATCTCCCACTTCCATCTTTGAGAAAGGATAGCGAGAGCCTTTAGGAATATGCACAGGAATGGGTATATCCTTTTCTACTTCATATTCAATCTTTTCTTCCATTTGTTTAGGTTTTGTTTTTTTAATTGCTTCTTCTAATTCTTTCCAGTCATATAATTTATCCCATACTTTTTGAGAGACTACTTTCCAATAGCTTGGATTTTTAATCCAAGAGACATGAACTGTTTTACAGGATAACTGTTTTGCTACATCCGCACCGGATAGGTTTTCCTCTTCGATTATTCTAATAAGAAAATCGGCAAGTGTTCTTCGTGCATTCTCATCAAATGTTCTCATAATTATTTAGGTTTACCACATAACGGACACTCGTTAGGAAATACTCTTTTGAATTCTGCCTGCATCTTTATAAGATTTGCCTTAACAGTAATAACCTGTCCGTTTGTATTGTTTATGTTATTAAGTAATAGACTCAGGCTGCTTTTATTTATTTTCAGTATATTTATATCCTTGTATAGTTGTAACAAACTTTCAACAAGATTTTCTATAGATATTAATTGTCTATGTTTCTTTATTTTTTTCTTGGACTCTTCGATCCACTTCATTAAAAATAATAACTTGCCTCCCTCTCTACCAATGTCCTCTTTCTGATCAATTAGATGATATATTTTATTTACCGTTTCTTCTCCTTCAAGTAAATCATCGTAAAGGGCAATCTCTTCTGTTACCTCCTGTATGTTTGTTAAAACGGATCTTAACTTCTTCTCCCGTTTAAATTTGTTGAGAAATTGGATTTGTAAGGATTCTAATACCTCAATTTCTGTTTCAAATGTATCAAGATATGCAAAACTTTCTATCTCTTCTTTCTTTGATTCAATTTCATCCGTTTTGTATTTAATGGTATGTTCTAACTCACGTATCCATCGATTAATATTCTGGATGCTTAAGTCAATTTTATCAAGTCTGGCTACCTTGTTAAAATGTTGAGCAACCTCTCCTGCACTCTTGCTTAGGAGGAAAGAGTTATCATGTTGCTGTTGGAGATTAATTTCATTGATGTTGAGAGAGCTACGGACTTCTTCCGGAACTGAAGCACCAAAAGCCTTAAAGACCAGTGGTTTTTGTCCCACGTTACGAAGGCTATATTTATCAGTCTTACCCTTACTCCTAAGAATGATAGCTTCATCTGTCTCCAGTCGCACGCTTGTCTTACCACCCCATGTCGATCGTATTGCACTGCCAGAAGGTCTATTCCATATAAGCCAACGAATAGCTCTGATAATTGATGTTTTTCCGCTGTCCGTTTGTCCAACAATGATATTAACTCCCGGCGAGAAATCAAGGGTTGTTTCTTCATGACTTTGAAAGTTTTGTATCTTAATTGCTGTTATCATAGCTACTTATAAATCTTAATTCTGCCGTTATCTCTGTCAATTTTGTACGTTTATTAAAACTATTATTATATTTGATAGCGCCAACTCTGTCCAGTTCTTTTATCATGCGCTGTTGTAAGCTATTTTTGATCTCAACTTCTGGAATCCGAGCTATTTCCTCTTCTTTAAAAGAAAGTTGACTACGAGTATGGTTAACCTGCCATCTTTTTATCATAAATGGTCTGGCTACTTCTTCATACTCTTTATATTTAATCAACTTACTTATAAAATGAATAATCTTTCTTTTAGTTTCTATTTTCATTTTAATTCTCTTTAGATAACTGTTTAATAATTACAGACCTCTTCTGTCTTTCCCCTTCTTTAAAACCTTGAGTATGACCATTTTCCCAGATATCCTGAATAAACTCTGAAATATCTCTTTGAAAACGAACCGCCTGTGCAGTAGGACTCTTTATTTTACCCAACTCCAGCAATATGGCTGTAAATCTATCCATATACTCGTATAATTCTTCCTGATCCATCTTAATGAATATTATTTAGTTATCAACCAAGTTCCTCCAATTAACAGAGCAATCAATTTAAACATGGCAAGGAAATGTCCTATGGCGACGCCCGTCCAATTAAACCACCATTGCCAAATTTGGTCGTATATCTTTGTATCTCCAACGTAGAACAAAGGTAGCCCTGCTGATAGGTTATGGGCATAATCAAACAGAGCAAACCGTAATAGAACATATCCGGCAATTATCCACCAATAATTTAGATCATATATAATTCCTAAACCATGTTTATTACGAAGAGGCATTTGATTGGTAAAGAAAGCAAACACCGCCAGAGTTATCCCAGCAAGGAATACAAACTCAAATACTCCTGCCAATGTCTTGTGTCCTCCCAAAGCAAGTCCTTCCGGTATTGCCTCAAAAAGGATTAAGAATAAAGCCACTCCTAAGTACAATAGTCTTTTCATTTTATTTAATCTTTAAGATTTTAATAAACCAATATCGAATATCACAACTTATAAACCACCAATTAACTAGACACCATCTTTTAAATTTAACGTGCCACGAATCATGCTTCATCCGTTCTCTTATTTCTTCAAGAACAGGACTTTTATATTCTTTCATTACAAATGCTTTTTAATTTTATTCTTTTAAATATTCCTGATATTTCAAATAATCTGTTAATGATTTTATATCCATTTTTCTCAGCATGTGCTTAAAGTGGAACGATGGCATTCCGTTGAACCAATTCCATCCAAAGAGATATTCTATTACAAGAAACTTCCTTATCAGATCCAACCTTAATATCTTACAGTAACCCCAATAAAACCTTTTATTACCTTTTCCTGTTAGGAACTCTACTGTTTTCTTGCCCTCATGTGTAGTTCTCCATATATCATTTGCGTCTTTGGCGTCATAAGGATAACGAAGATATGTACCACCATCATTACCCTCTTCATCCCATTTAGCTTCTGGCATAATATCAAGTGGTATATCTACATTTGTTTTAACAGTCTTGAGTGTACCTTCAATGATTCCACCTTCTCTTAGAAACCATTCACTGAATGCCCATGTAGAATTTCTAACTCCCTGCCAACCGTAACAGATATAGAAATATCTTAATTTATCTTTAAATTTAATAGAAGAAGGATTGAGATTAATTATTATTTCCATTCCGGTTCCACCAAACCATTTATCTTTCAGTTTCTTTTTATACCATTCTGGTCCCCAATAATAATCTGTAGGAAAACCTGTTGTTAAGCAAAATAGCCAGAAATATGGGTGCAGGTATAGTTTCCATCTTTGAACATAAGGATATGAAAATATAACAAACCGTTTATTATCAAAATCTTCCCAGAATTTAGATTTGGCATAACTAACTATCTTATATCTGAGTAAGAATGTAATAGGATAAATAATAAGTGCTACAAGTTTAAGTAACCACCCTGCAAGGATAGCAATTATGTACAAGATTATATTTTTCATCTTCTTAAAATCTAAATCCAATATCAACACAAGGTTCCCATCTTAAAATATCAGTTCGCAACCCCAGTGCAAACCTACGATAAGTATAAACAGCTACTCCCAGTTCAAATGACCAGGGATTGAATATTTTGGGATTCAGGTATGCATTATCACCAAATGATTCTCCTATGTAGTGATAATTTATACCGCACGTAAAAAACAAATGATTTCCATACAAGAGTCCCCAATGAACATTATCGGCTAAAGGAACCATAACTCCTATTGAAGCCTTTACGTGGTCAGATAGATAATTATGCCTATACACTCCCCAATCACCGTAAGACAATGAACCATAATATCCAATAGCCTTAAACACACGGTTATATCTTATTCCAAATCCAAAATCAGCTGGTTGAAAAGCTATGGATATAGCATTACGCTGACCGTAAATAGAAAAGTTTATAAGTAATAGTACCACAATTAATAGTGTTTTCATCCTTTCATCATTTTAAGTGTTGGTGATTGTAGGTTTGCAACGTAATGAATTGCCAAAGCATCCGCCACGGCTTCATCAATGTATTTTGTTCCGCAGGGTTCCAATTTATACAAAGGGAATACTTTATCAACCATTTCTTCTTTGGTGGCAGCTTTCTTGTGTAATACGGCTTTCTTTGCATCCTGCTCTGAATACCACTCTATGGCAATGTTAAAAGAATCCGCCAATGTTTGGATTATTCCTGCAACCACTCCTATCATTACCGCTGCAGCTGCATTCTGACTACCATGCGGAAGTTCAGATAATATGAGTCTAATATTATACCTCCTTACTATTTCCAAAAGCTCTATATTGATTTCCTTCACACGTCGAATGGTATCATCTCCTTTGCGTATCCTGCGTTTCTTTTGTTCAGGGGCAGTTTTAATACACCCTGTTGCAATCGGATTTCCTTTCTCATCTAATACAGCCCAACCCCAACCAGTAAGGCTGGGATCATTGGTGAGTATTTTGAAGTGACTAATTTGTCTTGTACGTTCCATCATTTGCATTTATTAATTGAATCATCCATCTTAATTGTTTTCTGAACCACCAACGAAGGGGATGTTTCTTTTTAAACAAGAACGATTTTACTGAGATGGCATGGCCTTTTAATTTGCCTTTTGTCATTATATTGTGATTTAAAAAAAGAGGCAGAGCAAAGGTTGAGCAATGATTTGTGTAAACCATTAAGAAGTATGAAAGAACGCACCCTGCCTCTCATGTTTATTATTTTCCAAATAGTTTTTTATTCTTTATCTTCTTTTTCCTGTTGAATTGTTACATTAGTAGGCTCTCTTATTCTATTGGCTTCAAGTATTGGCAGGTTTGTTTCAGTTGGTACGTAAACAATCGTCTTGTCTATATTTGTTCCAGCTACATCCGTTATCCATAACCAACGTAGATAATCTTCATTTTGTTTAAGACTTTGTCCGATTATTTTGTTGGCGATAGCAACACCTACCGCTCGTGTACTGTCAGCCTGTTTAATATAAACGGCAGATTCAAACTTTGCCATTGCTTCCTGTACAGCTATTTGTCTGTTCTGAGTGGCTTCAGCCAAATCGGCTTTACCTCTTAGGTTCTGTTGATACACTTTGTATCGTGGGCATCCAACCATTCCTCCTATGATTAGGATGAATAGTAATAACAGTCCCAAGGTTGTCCATTTGATAGCTAACCTTGTTTCTTTTCTTTCTTCTAATTCCAGAAGTGTTAGTGGCATTTGATTAAAGTTTAGTGATTGTGATTAAATACTCTTGTTTGTCTTTGAAGAAGTTGAAATTCTTTGTTGCATTGTCATATGTAAGATGAATGTCTCCATTCAGGTCGTTGTCTGGGTCTTTTGGAACATACCCTAACATTGTTAAGGTGACTGTAATACATCTTGTACATTTCTTACAGGTTGCTTTTAATTGTAGCTTTTCCATTTGATTAACGTTTTGGTTTTCTTTCTATTTCGGATCTACGTTCTATCTTTTCCCATAAAGTAATCACCTGTTCCTTGAGTTCTTCTTCAAGTCCTTGGTCCTCTACTTTGTGTATGGAATCCTCCAGAGAGACACCTAATTTCCTGTCATTTATCATATATACCTTATTCTTGGTATGATCTTTAATAAATTGAAGATTTTGGCGTATATCATCTATACCATAGTTAAATAAAATGGTAACAGGTGCTGTACGGAATGGTTTCCAAATAGAACTCTTAAATACTTCTATCAATACTTCAACTCCAATAACTCTCTGGACTGTCTTTTTACCTATTGTAAGCTTTGGACCTTTAATCTTTTCAGGCTTATTAAATCTCAGGCGTAAACTGGAATAAAAACCAAATGCTTCTCCACCTGGAGTATTGTACTTTTGATAGGACATAGGATCTACATTTACTCTGACCTGATTGCTACACACCATCAAATAATTTTTCTTTGCAATGATGCGACAAGTTTTTCTTAACTGCTCACTGAACTCTTTAGCACGTCTCATCCCCATCTTATCTCCTTCTGCCTTATCCATTTCCATCTCTGTAGATAGGGCAGCAGTAGAGTCTGCGAAAACACCATTTATTGCTTTTTTAACACCTTCTGGTTTCCAGTTTCGGACACCTGTAAAGACTTCATTAATTGTATTTGGTTGAGAATAGTTCTCTTTCTTGAGTTCTAATCCAAACATCCGAGCAAAAGGTTTATTTAATCGAGCCTCTGGATCTTCAAACTTAACATCCCCTCCTTTTCTCTGTACATCACCCGCAATCTCTGATAGTAATACTGTCTTGCCCGACCCACTTGGTCCAAATGCCTCTACTAATATGCCTCCGGGCAGTCCTCCTCCTCTGACTCTCCCGCCTGATATGGCGAGATCCAATAACGTAGACCCTGTACTAATAACAGTCCCAAAGTCTCCATCGTACTCTTTACGACTAATCTTGGTAGGATTGTTTACTTTCTTTTTCAGTTGAGAACTGAGTGGTATTATCTTTTTTGTTCGTTCCATCGTATTTTGTCTAAAATCGTTGTTATTTGTGAATTACTCAATCCTTTCTTTCTGAATTCTCGGGTTAAGCCTGATTTATAGTCATTGGATTTAATAAAGGGATATTTCTTTTTCCTTATCTGCCACTCTTTTGAAGCTCTTCGAGCAATGGTTATTAATAAAGCGTTTTCTGTCTGTCCATCTACCTCCTGATTTGTCATCCAGGTTTCTATTAAAGAAGCTAATATCCTTGATTTGCTCACTCCTTTTGCTAAAGAATAAGCCTCAAGGTAATTAGTAACTCGTAAGGGCATGGAAGCCCCTACGAGTTTGTGATCCTTACATTTAGATATGTTTGGTAGATACGGCATATTACTCTTCACTTGCGTCTACACAAGGATTCCAGAGTTTACACTCCTCACACTCAGGAAATTTGTCATTATCTTTACCAAATCTGTGACCATGAGGACAAACCTTTTTCTTGCCTGTAGAGGTTGCTGCAGGTTTCTTTTTCTTACGAACAGGTTCATCCTCTTCCTCATCATCCTCTTCCTCATCATCCTCTTCCTCATCATCCTCTTCCTCATCATCCTCTTCCTCATCATCATCTTCCTCATCATCTTCCTCATCATCTTCCTCATCATCTACTTTTTTGTGGACGGGTTTCTTTTTCTTACGAACAGGTTCGTCATCATCTTCATCATCATCCTTTTCTAATTTTCCTCCTGTATCTTCTTCCTCTACCTCAAGGAATTTTGCTTCCAGTTCTTTAAATGAAAGTATCTTGAGAACTTCGTCCAGATTGGGAATCTCATCTATATCACTTGCAGAATATTGCTCATCTCTTTCATCAAAGTCAATTCTGTCAGCAACAGGAAAAGGTTTACTCTTTCCAATGGTGTTTCCTTCAAAGCGAACTCTTATTGTCTCACCGTCTTCAAGATCCGCAAATCCCCAATGATCTGGATTTTCTTTTAATTCTTGATACAGCAGTTCCTGAAAGTTTCTTTTACTTATATCAAAGATATGAATCTTATCTTCGTATTTCTTAGAACCTTTAGGACGTATAACATATAAGTTCCTTTCAGATCTTTTAAGAGCATCTGTGTCTTCTTTATCTGCATGATCTTTAATCATTTGTGCTCTCTGCAAACATATTGGACACCTCTTTCCAATAGAACCTAAGCAAACATAGGTATTATTTTCGGAACCTATATTGCGATGAATTGCATAAGGTCTCTTATACCATTGTGCTCCTTCTATTGCCCTACCTTTTTCCTCATCTCTGTCAGGATGACGTGGATCCGTAACCGTGTAAGGCATAATATCAAATTTTACCCTGCCATCAGGGTCAGGAATAAAAATACTCACTCCTTTTGGAAGGAGCAAGTGACCATAGGATGCTCCAGATCTTTGTCTTTCAGCATCGTCTCCTACCTGGTCCCTAAAACTGTTTCTTCTCTTCTTCGTTGTTGTCATGTTTTTTCTGTTTTTTGTTTACGTAATTAGTGAATTTTCTACCTAAATATAAATCAAGTTCTTTTAGAACTCCTTTTGTTAAAGATCTTCCTACAAGGTATCCTCCTACTATAAAAGCAAGAAAGATTAACAATATCTTAATTAACTCACTCATCGGTATAGTGTTTCTTCTTGTTACGACTTAAAGAGTCTCCAACTCCTGAATCAACCATCTTCTGACTCTCTTTTCTTTCCCAAGCTAAATCTCTTGGTATCTTAGGTCCTGCGAAGTATTGTTGCCCGTGTAATTTTACCAGATTTTCCAGAGCAACCTTCCTTGTAAAGCTTATTTCATTCTTAGCAATCTCTGCCATATCTGCTTCATATTGAGCAGTAATCCACTCTTCTTTAGCAGCCTTATGTCTTGGATGATTCCTGTAATAAGCTTCAATGTCAGCAGCATTAGGTTTATCTTTATTACAGAATTTCATTGGATCTGAGTTAGCTCTTTTGACTAATTCTGCTCGTATGACCTTCATCTTCTCCTCCGCTTCGATTAATCGCCTTTTACAGTCTACCCAATATCTCCCATATCTGATAGCAAGACTTGCTTGTTCTAACCACTCTACATCAAGAGCAGTCTCATCTATTCTTATGTCTCTTTCATAATTCATTTCTCCCAAGGTATTAGTTTATCATGTAAATTTTGCAACCTAAGAACATTATCCTCAAGCCATCTTATATAATTTGATTTTGTATATATTGTACTACAGATTGGGGTGTCAGTTTCTCCACTTTCTCTAAGATAGAGAAGTCTCAAATCAATTATTGTTTTGTCTTTAAATTTTGCCATATTATTTCGTTTTAGATATTGAATAACAAGCATACACTAACTGTGGAAACCCACTATCATAGAATGGATCTATAAAAGCTTCAAGTACCGTACCTGCTTGGTATTCGTCCCTACTTAATAAAATAGCCTGACAATATCCAAGTACAACTCTACGAATACTTTCCGCCTCCTGTCCTTTTAATCCTGTTAATATTGTTGCTATTGTTCTCCAAGAAGCACGTTTTATTAATGCCCTGCAGAGTTCGATGGACTGATTAATCTGTTCCTCAGTCTTTTTGGCTACATCTAATCTGTAATCTGGTGCTACATTGAGTACCTGTTCTAATATCTGCAGGGCATTTCTTGGCAATCCATTACAATTTTGAACAATAGAATTGTATATTTCATCCTCAAGTGTTTCTTCTTCCCTCTTTACCACCCTCCTTAACAGTGCATGCATTTCCTCTTCAGTTAAAGGCTTAACCTGAAATGAACTACATCTACCTTTTATTGTGGCAATTACTTTCTGAGGTTCTGTTGTACATAATATAAAATAGACAAGCTTTGGTGTATCCTCAAGAATCTTGAGCAAAGCATTCTGAGCATCATTTGTCATTTTATGGCACTCATCCATAATCCAAACCTTACACTCACTTTCAGTTGGCATAAAATGACTATTCCTTCTTATATCTCTTATTGTTTCTATACCTCTGTAATCTCCTAAATCTATTTCAGACAGATCTGTTCCTGTACTACCTAATCTATCTGCAATGATACGTGCTATTGTAGTTTTACCACATCCAGTTGGTCCATGTAGCAAGAAGGTATGAGGACATTTCTCCTTATTTTTCAACATCGTATCTAACGTACGAACAACCTGTTCATTACCTTTGACACGCTCTAAAGTCTTCGGGCGGTATTTTAGATATAAACTCATAAAGTTTATTTTGTATTTATATATTATACATGAAAATCATAAAATCGTATACTTCTTTTTTTCAGCCCAATTTCCATCTATTGGACACAATTCCATCTCTATATCCATGGGAACGATAATCCAAGGCCAAGCCTTTACTAAATCCTTACAGGTAATTCTTTTCATCATTTGAACAATCGTTGGAAGTTCTTTTGGGTTGATATCGAGGATGATTGCATCATGTATCTGTCCTACAAGTCTGGTATCCCAACCTTGTTTTCTGATAACCTCATCCATCTTTACAAAAGACCAAAGTAAACAATGAAAGGCTGCTCCTTGAACAGGATAATTAATAACCTGTTTCTTATCCATTACACCACCACATCTGAATCCTGTAAGTAAATCTACATATCCTTGCTTCTTATAAAGAGTGTACCATCTATCTTTCCATTGAGCATATTCATAAAATCTATTACTCCAAAAATCATCCTCTATCTTTCTCAGATGTTCTGTAAAAGCATTAAAAGAAGGAAGACCTTTACTAATAAGATGATCTGATAAATTTCCTTTTGGCATTGGAATACCTTCCCCAGGTTTCCATTTACCTTGAGATAGTTTCCCCCAATTACAAACCAGATTAGGTGCACAGTTTTTATAATAGTCCCCATAAAACTCTGGAAATATAAAACCATTCTTGGCTGCTTGTCTAAGTGTATAATGTTCAGGTATGTTTTTATCAAATTTATTTACCTTAAATATTTGCTTAGCCATATCTGTGTGCATATCGGACGTAGGGTCTTTAATGTACCTAAGCATTGTGCTGTCTTTGTGGTAACAGGCAGCAATTCTAACTTCAAGTCCTGAATAATCTACTTCAAGTAATTGGTGCCCTGGACGTGGAAGTAAGGCTCTTCGAACTATTCGCATCGACTCTTCATCCCTTTTAGGTATGTTTTGAAAGTTAGGATGATCAGAACTCGATCTATATGTCTGTACTAAATGTAGATTAAAGAAGGGATGAATATATCCCCTAATTTGTTCTCTTTCAAATATCTCCAGATAGTCCCTTATTTTTTTCATCTTCCTAATCTCTAATAAGGTTAACAACTCAGGAATATTTGACTTTTGTAAAGCTTCATCATCTACAGACCCTTGTCCAGAGATTGTTTCCTTTTCGACCTTTATTTTCTTAATCTTATAAAGGAAGTGAGATAATTGTATAGGTGAATGTATATTAACGATTCCTCTTGTGGTATGTTGCCAATGCTTAAAGAGAGAACTCTCCTTAAACTCCTCCTCAAGAACTTCCATCTCTCGATTTAGTTTACGAATTTTCCTGGTAACATATTCCATGTTAATACGTATTCCTTGCTCTTCTGCCCTGGCAAGTGCTAATATCCCATCATGGAACAGTTTGTAAGCTTCTTGTGTACGTGGGTTATATGTCATGCTTTCTTAATAAATACGTGACCAACAAACCAATCTTTTTGATATGTTCCTATGTAGACGAGTTTTTCACTGGTTATCTCCTCAGGAATTCTATTTCCAGTACCAAGAGTAACGATTTTTACTTTTTCTGTTTTATCACTTGGTGTACAGAAAGCCCATATTACAACTTCTCCATTCTGGATTTGAACAGTTTGTAATATTTTAGATTCAGCAGGCATTATGAGTTCTTGTTCATCACTAATGCTTAATGTAAATTTGTAAATTGTTTTCATGGTTAAAAAGGTAAAATGTCTAATCTTTGTTTCTGTGCTAATCTGTACTCGTAGATACTATCATATCCACAGTATGTTAAGAGTTTTTTCTTGCCTCCAGGTCTTCGTAATAAATCAAAGATCTTATTTAAGGCATTTGCATTAGAACTGTCTGTTGATGTTAAATATGAAGCAATCTCACTGGCATAATCTACAATACCAAATTGGACATAGACTTGAAACTTTAAACTGGTTATTCCAGGTCTATTATCAAATACATGAGTAGCAATCATAGTGTCCCACACCCAAGGAGATATTTCTATCTTTAATCTTGTTTGAGACCAAGCGTGTTCATACTTCATATTTTGAGCAATCTTTCCTACATTAGGATCCGTCAATAAACGTATAAGAGGTTTCAATTCTTTCCTTGATTCGGGCATCATAAAAACATAACACCTGTCTGCTTCATATGCAACTGACGTACAGACAATTCTGTGTCCTGGAGCATGAGATTTGATTCCTGTTGTTTCATAATCAAAAGCAATCTCACCTTTCTTTATTGTGTCAAGCACACGTAAATCATTTACAATTTCTATTTGTGGTTCTTTATGTAAAGAAAAAGGAACATCTTTTCTTGAGTAATTAACAATCTGTTCTAAGTCTTGGCACCAAATTGTATATTCCACACCGTAGGTACCTTGGTGTCCCGTAGAAGCGGATCTTTCAACATAACTTGGATGAAATGTAGGACACAACCAAGTCTTAAAATCTTGATCTGGTATAGCCCATCCTCTCCATTTTGTAATGCCTCCCAAATCCTTTTTCCAGCGATGCCCGATAAGGCTAAAGACAGCCTGATTTCCAAATAAGGCAATTACCCTTGGCTTGTGCTCCTCTATTACTTTTAAAACTGATCTACGGCAGCATTCAGCCTCATAGTTAGTAGGAGCCCTGTTATATCCATCCTTGTCCACAGGGCGGCAATTAACAGTATTGATATTAAGACAATCTTCAAATAAATCAATGCCAAGTTTTTTATATACCTTCTGAAGTAATTGTCCTGTCCTACCTTGCCATGGTTTGCCTGTTTTGTCTTCTATCTCCCCTGGAGCCTCACCAATATTAAGTATCTTCTTTTTAAAGTTACCATAAGGTTTCATTTTTGGGGAACGACAGTCTTTATATAAGCCACAAGATGCACAAGAGTAAGTCTTTCCATCCGGTCGAGACTTAGACTCGACTTCTTTCTTTGAGAAAAATCCTTCTGTCATTATTCTTTATTCTGGTCCAACATAGATATATAAAGCCATCCTTCTCCTTCAAACTTTATCTTCGATTTAGAAATCTCGCAAGATTGAGTCTCTGCTAATATCCCTCTTAATAAATATGGTGTTATTCGAAAAGATATAGGATCACCTTCATATTTGATGTTTGTTTCTTCCTCAAACCATCCTGAGTCCGCTTCTGCAGAAATTGTAAGTTTTCTATCTTGTATGTTGATATGAACAATCTCATCCAGTAGGTGTTCCCTTTTAGCAAACACACCAGCTCTATCTAATACATCTTGTGCAGAATGTGGTAATATAACTCTTGTTCCTGTCATCCTTAAGAAATGAGATGTACTTGGATATATATCTTCAAACAATCTACAAGATATGATTGTATGTGCTGGATTTTGAAAATGTATCCATCCTTTCCCTTCCGCAATTTTGGTAGGTTCTATTCTTAACATCTCCAATACAGATGTAGCAGGTATAAGAAATGTCTTTACTGGCATAGATACTCTTAAATCACAACGAGTGATTCTTCTATCATCTGAGGCTTCTATAAGACCATTCTGATCTACGTGTACACACATTAATATAGCTTTTGCTAATTCTTTACCACAGGATGATACAGCAAAAGATATAAGTCTGAGAAAGTTATCTGGTATATCCTTCCACTTACCTCTTTCAACAACTTCCTCATCCAGTGGAAGTTTTATCTCTTCTTGTAAGGTAAATCCTGCACGAGCTTTTCCAGATGTAAGTAAGATTTCATTCTTCTTAATTTCTACATCTATTATTTCCTTTTTTACCTTGCCTAAGAAAGCATACAATATGTCTGCCTTAGTAGCACCCATTATATCTAATCCTTTTATTGGATGCGATATACTTATCTCATCATTGTACGTAACAACCTTTCCACCAACAAAGGCAAAAGAAGTTGATTGTTCAATTAATTCTTTATTGGCAAGACCTGGCTTGACAATTTCGAGAGCTTCCTGTAATTCTTTTTTACCTATTTGCATGATATTCATTATTTATGGTCCAATAGTGCATCTGAGTTAGAAGGGCATCTCTTAATTTAGACATCTTTTGAAAATGCCCACCAGTTTGTGCTTCTGGAAGAGTAGCTATTCTATCTATTTTTGAGTGATCCTTAGACCTGTAGGTTAGGTACCAACCACAAGGACCCTTCAGCTTTTCAAGTCCACCGTCTGATATAGATGTATATGCTCCCAGCCAGAATTTTCCTGTCTTTGTCATAATAAGAAACTGACTGTCCAAGGCATACCATTTATTCCAAATAGCTCTAATCCAAATGTTCTGGTGAAAGTTTTCTAATTCCTTCAAGAATTCTTTTGTAAGATTCCACCTGGGATGGTTACTCAGATGTTTTGTACTTTCAATAACACAAGGTTTGCAGACATACCATTTAGCCGGTCTTTCTAATTGGCATATCTCCAGCCACCATCCTTTATCTCCTTTTAATAACGTTCTGGGAGGGATCTCACTCCACTTTTCATACTCTTTTTCTTTTTGTCTCCTAAGCAAATCTTCGCTTCGAATTAATTTTGCCTTGTACCCTGCTTCTCGTAATGCTGGTATCATATAATTTGTAACATCAGCAACGAGTTTGTCTACACCAGCTTGCATACCTTGTTTGGTACGTTTTACCAATGCCTCTGGAAAAATACCTTGTTTAGGTTTTTCGTTTGAGAACTTCTTTCTTTCCATAATCTTGATTTTTTAGATAAATCACGTGTTCTAAATTTCCTCTATAAAAGAAGGATTGGAGACGTCCTTTTAGTTTAGAAACATCTTCCTTAGAAACCCCCTTCCAAAATATGTCCTCTTC